AGACTAGACGGGGAACATCTAAACCGAAAGGTATGATGAAGGTATAGTCCAGACCACAAACCGAAAGGGTAGTGAAAACTATAGTGGTAAGAAAATCTGTTGGGCATTGCCCGTGGGAGTTCAAGTCTCCCTACTCGCACTTAAAAGGTAAAGTTTATAAATAATAATGTCTTTGCCTTTACCATTATGGGAAAACCTAGAACTTATACTGATAATCAATTTATTGATGCGGTAAAAACATCTACTAGTGTAAGACAAGTATTAGCAAAACTTGGTCTAAAAGAAGCAGGAGGCAATTATAAAATTGCTCAACAAAGAATAGAAAAACTTGGTATTAGTCTTGCTGATGGTGCTAATGGACAAGGATGGAGCAAAGGAAAAAAACTTGGACCTAAAAAACCAATTGAATTCTATCTAACAGAAAATTCCCATCACCAATCATACAAACTCAAACTTCGTCTAATTGCCGAAGGAATAAAAGGACATAAATGTGAAGAATGTGGTATAATTGAATGGAGAGGAAAACCAACTCCAATTGAATTGGACCATATAAACGGAAATCATCACGACAATCGTTTGGAAAATCTTCGTTTATTATGCCCTAACTGCCACGCACAAACTGAAACTTACCGAGGAAAAAACAAAAAATGATTACCATTGAATATTTGAAAACTGTCTGCGAAATCCAGTGGGATTGGAATAATATCCTTGGAGCAATAAAAGAAGTATATGCTGACAAAGGATTTAAAAGTAGAGCAGACAATTTCCTTCGTTCTAGAATTGTTGAGTTGTGCTTACCTGCTTTTTCTTCAATTATTCATATTGATGAAGATGGTATTGATTTTGAATTAACAGTTGATGGGATGAAAGTATTCATAGAAGGTAAATTTGGGCAAGGATATCTCCCAAAAAAAGGAGGAACTAGCAAAATAAAAATGAAAAATTATTATGGAAAAATCAATGATGAAACTTTTGAAAAATTCAAAAGTGAAACAAAACTTGATTATGTGATGATTGTTGATACCAAATATTATACAGTTGCTCTTGCCACAAGAGAAACTGCACAAAAATATTATTTTACTTCAGGTGATGGTGTTAAAACAAGAATTCCAAAAGATGAATTGGTATATTTAGATTTGGATGTTTCTAACTTTACATTTCCATCTTCTGGTGTTAAAATTTCTCAAGTATTGAATGAAGTAATCACCGATTGGATTAAGAACCGATGAAACAATTTCCTCTTAAGTGCTGTTTGCGTTATCCAGGAGGCAAGAGTAAAGCATTAAAAACTCTTGCTCCTTGGTTTCCAAGTGACTTCAAAGAGTTCCGTGAACCATTCTTGGGTGGTGGAAGCATTTCTTTAATGGTATCACAAAACTATCCAAAAGTTCCCATCTGGGTCAACGACAAGTATTATTACTTGTATAACTTTTGGATTCAACTAAGAGATAATGGTCAAACATTATCAGAAAGGTTGAGAGCAATTAAAGAAGAAGTGAATGGTGATGATGAAGCACATAAGAACTTGTTTGATCGGTATCAAAGTGATATTGAAACACTTGAACCATTAGAACAAGCAGTTGGATTCTTTGTAATGAATAAGTGCTCTTATTCAGGATTAACAGAGAATTCAACTTTTTCCGTTCAAGCATCACGTTCCAACTTCTCTTTGGTTGGAATTGATAAACTTCCAAAATATTCTTATATCATTAAGGATTGGAAGATCACGAACATTGATTATGCTGAGGTAATGAATGTATCTGGTGAGGAAGTATTTGTCTTTCTTGACCCACCTTATGATATTAAAGATTTCTTGTATGGAACTGGTCGAAAACTTCACTCATCATTCTCACACGAAAGATTTGCCGATGATGTGGACAAATGTCCTCATCGTTTTATGATTACTTATAATCTTAATGATTGGTTATTAAGTCGTTATAAAGAGTATAATCTAAATGAATGGAAGTTAAGGTATTCGATGGTTCATCGTGGTGAGAAAGGAACTCAGGACAATGTAAAGACTGAGTTACTGATTACGAATTATACACTTGACTCCGTTGTATAGTTTCTGTTATAAATAAACACATACGATATTAAAACAATGACTTACCTTCATACACAACCAAAGAGTGATTATCGTCCCATTACCTGCTGGTTTATGGGCGAATCCCTCTTGGTTGCGAATATGGTAAGTCAAAGTTAAAAGAACAAACCATAAAGCAATCAAGAGGGAGAAACCAAAAGGTTCTCCCTCTTTTTTTATGCCTTGTGCCACTTGTTCAACTGGTCGTATCATTTTCCGTTGGGGTCCAAACCCTGGTATATTACTTGAGTCGGTGGGGGAACGAGACCCCAAGTGCCTGAGACCACTTCTGGAACTGGCACAAACCACTTGCCCCGCAACGGGTTTGGTGGTATTCTTAAGGGGTGGTTGAGAGACCACCAGCACCTCGACAACTGAATAATTACCACATTTTTAATGGGTCTGTTGCATAGCGGCTAATGCACCTGGCTTTTAACCAGTATATCGTGGGTTCGAGTCCCACCAGACCCATCGTGGGAGAGTGGCTACTGCTGGCAATATGTGTGGCTGCGGTCTGTAAAACCGTTACATAAGAACCATCGGGGGTTCAATTCCCTCCTCTCTCACCTTGCGGACTTAGTTCAGTGGTAGAACGCAACCTTGCCAAGGTTGATGTCACGAGTTCGAATCTCGTAGTCCGCTCCATTTGGCCTCTTAACTCAGCGGTTAGAGTGTCTGCCTGTCTAGCAGAAAGTCAGGGGTTCAAATCCCCTAGGGGTCGTGACCAAGAGGTTGTTAGTTTCTGTAGGTCTTAACTTAAAATTGAAACTATCATTTGGTCCCATCATCTAAGGGTTAGGATACCAGATTTTCAATCTGGGCATACGGGTTCGAATCCCGTTGGGACTACCTTGGGAACATAGCTCCAACTGGTAGAGCACAGGATTGAAGATCTTGGTGTTGTCGGTTCAAATCCGACTGTTCCCACCTTGGAATCGTAGCTCAGTGGTAGAGCACTCGGCTGATAACCGAGCGGTCACAAGTTCAAATCTTGTCGGTTCCATTGTTGTCTTGAAGCAACTTAAATCGCACTTAGGGTGCTTCAAGACAACATTAAGGAAGTGTGGCAGAGTGGCTTATCGCAGAATCCTGCTAAGATTCCGTGTCAAGTAATTGGCACCGTTGGTTCAAATCCAACCACTTCCGTTGGCAGTGTAGTTCAGTGGTAGAACAAGAGATTCATACCCTCTATGTCGGTAGTTCAATTCTACCCACTGCCTTGTGTCGTTAGCCTAGTGGTTAAGGCAGTAGTTTGTGGAACTACCTAGATGGGTTCAATTCTCATACGACACCCCGCCCTTATAGTTCAGTGATAGAACGCATTCTTGGTAAGAATGAGGTCGTGAGTTTGATTCTCACTAAGGGCTTTGTCGGAAGTAATTAATCCGACAGCGTGAAACAGTTGGTCGCTCCAACACTATGTTGAATAGGTTTCACGTTAATGTCTAGTTGGCAGAGTGGTCGAATGCGGAGGTCTGCAAAACTTCTTTCACCGTGGGTTCGAATCCCACACTAGACTCTTGGTTCTTTATGAATCATATTTAATCCCAAGTAAGCAAACTGGTAAAGCTATCTTCCTTTGAAGAAGAATATTGCAGGTTCGAAGCCTGCCTTGGGATTCGGATTTATAATGGTAGGACTTGTAGTTTTTGACTTTATGTGTTATAAATAACTATAGAGTAAAATAACTTATGACAGCACCAAATAAATCCAGACAAAAAAGAAGTATATTGTGGTCTGTTCCTAAACAGGAATTGGAACTTATTATTCTCGATAGTTCTTCTTATTCTGAAATCCTAAGAAAACTTAATATATTTTCTCAAGGATCTAATATAAACACATTAAAAAGAAGAATTTTATCTGAAAATATAGATACTTCACATATCAATAAAGGGATGTCTTCTAATAAAGGCAGAAAATTTGGACCACACAAATATTCCATTCCCAATGATATTTTATTTACTGAAGATTCTTCCAAATCAAGAAGCATTGTAAGGTCAAGATTATTAAGAGATTCTCTTATGCCATATATGTGTTCTGATTGTGGATTAGAACCAAAATGGAACAATAAACCATTATCTATGGTTTTGGACCATATTAATGGGGTTCCAAATGATAATAGACTGGAAAATCTAAGATTTTTATGTCCCAACTGCAATAGTCAAACAGATACTTTTGCTGGAAGAAATAAAAAAATTCCATCATATAATAAAGTTAAACATACTATTCCAAGAAAAAGAAAATTTGAAATTTCAAAAGAAGAACTCCAAGAACTTCTTAAAAATAACTCTTATGTTTCTATTGGAAAAATGTTTGGAGTGTCTGATAATGCAATTCGTAAAAGATGTAAAATTTTTGGAATTTTAGATTAAGTTAATCCAGCCCGATTGATGGAATTGGTATACATACTTGCCTTAGAAGCAAGGTTCTACAGGTTCGAGTCCTGTATCGGGCACCTAGCAGGATTGGTGTAATTGGTAGCACGAGAGTCTCCAAAACTTTTAGTAGAAGTTCAAATCTTCTATCCTGTGCCTTGTCCTCTTAACTCAGTGGAATAGAGTGCTTGGCTACGAACCAAGAAGTCGCAAGTTCGAATCTTGCAGAGGACGTTGACTTTCCTTAGAAAGTCATATATACTATTGATAGAGGTTAAGTCCCTGTTATATCCTTATGAGATATATCACACTTAATCCATCAAACACACAAACACACAGGAGTAAATTATGACACCCTACGAACTACGATTTGAGATTTTTAAGCAAGCATATGCATTTGCTAACGATAAGTTTAGCATTGAATATGATACTGCCCGTTGTTGGAATGAAAATTCTATGAATACGGTTAAGATGGATTATCCAGATTTTCCTACATATGAAGAAGTAGAAAAACTTGCTGATAAAATCAACACTTTTGTAAGTTCTAAATGATAAAATAGGGTGATAACACCCTTTAAAGATAGATTATAAGGAAGGTCAATCCGATTGGTGACGGAACCGCTCTTGAAAAGCGTTGAGGTGTTAAAGCCCTTGGGAGTTCGACTCTCCCACCTTCCGTTGCTTCTTATGAAGCATAATGCCCTTGTAGCTCAGTGGTAGAGCAATGGTTTTGTAAACCATTGGTCGCAAGTTCAAATCTTGTCGGGGGCTTGACAGAATTTCGATTCTGTCTTACAATCAAATAATGCGAAATTAATTCAGCGGTAGAATGTCTGCCTTCCAAGCAGAACGTCAGGAGTTCGAATCTCCTATTTCGCTCCAGGGTGATTAACTCAGTGGTAGAGTTTCTCGTTTACACCGAGACAGTCGGGGGTTCGAATCCCTCATCACCCACCACGGGATGTAGCTCAACTTGGTAGAGTGCTTGATTTGGGTTCAAGATGTTGCAGGTTCAAATCCTGTCATCCCGACTTGGAGACATCTAAATATCTCCAAATACTACAAATTCATTATGTCCTTAATTTCACAAAGAGATAGAGAAGTTGTAATTGAAGCACTGGACTTTTATCTTTTCAATAAAGGTAATGACTTTACTGAAGAAAAAAGAATGGAACTCAATGCACTTATGAATTGGATTAAAATCGAATACAACAAGAATGAAAATTAATCTTTGGTACTGTAAAGAAATGAATCAATGGAGATGGACTCTTTGTGATGATCATCGTCCAATTGTTAAACAAGAATCAGGTCAAAGAGAAAATCTTCGTGATGCTATGAATGATGTAGCAAACACTGTTGAGTATTTAATGAATACTTGACGTTTTTATAATCCCCACGACCAAGCAAGCGAATGGGCCGAACTGTTAATTCGAGATAGCTAGGAGCGTTACCTAGGTGGGGAGTTTGAGTGTATTAATTACACTCATTATGGGGGCATAGCTCAATTGGTAGAGCACTTGATTTGCATTCAAGAGGTTTCGAGTTCGAGACTCGATGCTTCCATTGTGGAGAGTAAGGGAATATTATAAATAACTATAGTTGTGGAGAGCACTATGGTTAGTTGTATTTGTAAAAAATGTGGGTCGCAGTTTGAAAAAATTAAAAGTGAATATAATAGGAAAATTAAATTGGGAACTCCATTTTTTTGTAGTTTAAAATGCTCCAGCAGTTCTCATGATACTTCTTATTTGGATAGTTGGAGAAAAAGTGAAACTAACAAAAATTTTATAAAGCAATTTAGTGGAAGTGATAAAGATGACTATTCTTCTTTTAGAGAAACTTTAAAAAAAGTTAGAAGCAGAAGTAAATCTAAAAATAGAGAATGTGATATTGATTTGAATTATCTAAAAGAAGTGTGGGAAATACAAGAAGGCAAATGTCCTTATTTAAAAAGAGAATTAGTTCTTCCTTTGACTGACCAATCTCACGATAAATCAAATCCAAATTTAGTTGCTAGTTTAGATAGGATTGATAGTTCAAAAGGATATGTAAAAGGAAATATACAATTTATTAGCACGACTTTAAATTTTGCTAAAAACAAATATGCTGAAGATGTTCTCTTGAATTTAATTGAAATGTGTGCTACTATATAAAGAGTTCAAGAGGATAAACCTCTATATTCCAACACATCGGGGCAGTACCGATTATCTCCATTTCGTGGGGATAAAATAGAATCGACTGGGATGTATGTATTATCTGTTGACGGAACAAACAAACAAACGTAAACAACATTGTTGCTTTCTCTCGTCAAACAGTTTCTGTTTGAACTAAACGAGTGAGGGGGTTATAAGTTTCCTTCTTACCCAAAACTTACAAGGAGGTGTAATGCCTCCTATTTTTGTGCCTTGTGTCACTGTGAGGACTGGCACACAACCCCTCCAATGCCCTTGCAGACCTGCTATAATTACAGAGTAATCAAACAAAGCAAATGAGTACAAGGTCACGCATCGGTATTGAACTCTCTGATGGTTCTGTATTATCTTCTTATCACCATTGGGATGGATACCCATCTTGGTTGGGTCGTATTCTTACTACTCACTACAACTCCAAATCTCTTGCCGAAGAACTGATTGATGGTGGTGATATGAGTTCTTGCTGGACTGATACTCCATTTGATTGTGATGGTAAAGCATCCAAGTATGGTCCAAATTATTATTCCCTCCGTGGTGAGGATTGTCCTCCTCGTCTTGATGCTAATCTCAATGAGTATCTTGAAAATGGTGAAGAGTATGCTTATCTCTTTGTAAATGGAGAATGGGTATGCTATGATTGTTATAAGTATGAAGACGGAAAAACGTTTGAAGTCGTTGAAATCCCCTCTGGTGCTCTTGCAGTATGATGACTAAAGAAAAACGTAAAATGGTGAATGTTGAACCAATTTCTTCAAAAGCAAAGAATCGGTTTGCAAACATTATGGATAATCTTCACGGATGCCACGTAGAACAAGAAAAAGGTGATATGATATTTCTTGCCTCTTTGAATAGGAAATACTTTATGTGGTTGCCGAAGAATGGAAACGAACATTGGAGGATTGTAAAATGACAGTAGAACTGAATAAACCAGAGATTGATGCTATTCTGACTTCACTTCAATTGCTTTCAAAACAAAATCAAATGATTGTTGAAGAAACTCTTTCGATTTCTGTCAATCAATTGTATAATAAACTCACAAGCATTCAAGAAGAACTTTATTATTCTCGTTAAATCAAATGACTTACGACGCAACGGTAAAACTCTGCTACATCAACAACACTGAAGCAACTATTTCGAGTAAATATTTTCCAGAGATTGTTGATAAGCATTCAATTACGATTGAAGCACCTGCTCAAGATATGAATGTTTATCAGCACTTTGAACTGTTCAAGGCATTTCTTCGTGCTATGGATTTTGCTGAGTATAGCATTATGGATGGTGCTTGCCGTCTTGCATTCAACGATAGTAACGATGGAGAACAGATGAAGAAGTTGATGAATGAATATGAACTGCAAGATAAGCAATATCACACTGATGATGAGTATTATGCATTAAAGGAAGAAGTTCGTGAGTTAAAAGAAAAACTTGCAAGAGTTCTTCCAGAGCAATATAAAGAGTGGAATGGTTTAGTTCCTGGTTCAGATCAAGCATGTAGAGCAGGTTGCAAGTGCCCCGTGATGGACAATGCAGAGATGCCTAATGACCGTAAATGGGTGAATGGTGACTGTCCTCTTCATGGTAAAGTAAAATGAAACCTAACTAATGAACTCTTTGTGTGAATGATTTGAATTTGATGATGAAAATGTCTCTGATTGATACTCTCAACTACTTTATAGAAGACCAAGAAGGGCACCTACAATGTCTTGAATGGGACATTAGAGAGGAAACTAATTATGAGAACAATGACCTTGATTGGTATTGTGAGCAGTATGATGAAGCAAAACAACGAGTAGAAGACCTTAAACAAATTAAAACTATCTTGGAGAAAAATGAGTCGGTTTAGTACTACTGTTTCAACGATTGCTGCTCTGGGTACAATCGCAGCAACTTCTATTACTGCATATAAGGTCTTTGACAATCAACAAGAGAATAGTCAGAAACAACAGGTTATTATTGAAGACCTAAAGCAACAACTAGAAGCAAAAAAAGAACAACCTATTACTCCTCAAATTCAAGTAGTTCAGCAACCTGTAACTCCTCCAGTTCAAGTGGTTCAACCTCCTCTAACTCCTCCCCCTCCTGTGCTTCCCGAAAAACCATGATTGCTTTTCTTGCTGCTTCTACAATTCTTCAATATCCCACACACTCATATCAACTGGAACATATGCCAGAAAGTGTAGCACGATATTGTGCGAGTGCTGTGGGTATTCCTTATGCTTCAGACAACTTCAGTCGTAATGATTGGGAACGATTTAAAGAATGTGCCTATATGCAAATGGAGGAGAAGAAATGACTTATGAAGTCCAAACTTATGATTCCACAGATAAGACTGTGTATTATGAAGTTGTAGAAGATGCGATTGATTATGAGGATGCTCGTGATATAATTGTAGAGAAGTATCCAAACCGTAAAGTAATTGCTGTGATTGGAAAAAACAAATGAGATTTGAAAACCCAACAAAATGGGAACTCTTCCTTGATGGATTTCGTAATGTCCTGTATATTCTTGACTGTTATGATGACGGTGATGAATGGGGTTATGGTGAGTTCTGGGAGAGTTTGAGTATTGGATGGTATCGAGAATACATCTATCCTTATGATGACCCATACAATCTAACCATCAGTCCAGAACGCAGGTTGAGATTAGCACAAGAACCTGAGAGAATTACTTTGTCTGCAGAAGCATATGATGAACTTGTGCGACGAATCAATGAACCACAAGACCCTGCTGTGGTGGAAAGAATTAAAGAACTTATGAATCGTAAAGCACCTTGGGATGAAACAAATGACTGAATTTCAACCAACTCCCCAGACACCAGAGCAAGTGGATACTGGTCTCCGTGATGCCTTTAGACAAGCAATCAAAGATGGTGTGATGGATGCTACTCCTTATTTTAAACAAATGACTTTCAAATCTGATATTGAAAAAACAGAAGCAGAAATCAAAGTGCTTCAAAAGAAACTGGAACTCCTCAAAGAGATTGAAACACATAAATCTCAACCACCAAGAATGAACCTTCAATATACTGTTAAGGGTGAGGTTGTCTCTTATAATGATGAGGTTTATTATCGTCTTGACTTTTCTGGTATGAACCACAATTGGTATAAGAAAAAAACTGATAATGGTGTGATTTTGGTAAAAATTACTGATGGTGAAACTCATCGTTTGCTTGAAGGTGTGTGGTTCAACGATGTGAAGAAGGGGAAGTATGATGATGTAGTTGATGAACCTTATAGGAATGTGAGAGCATATTGGGATGAGAAAGATAATCCAAAACCGATGGATGAGGTTGTGAATAGGTTAATTAAAAAACACCAAGCACAAAAACTTTTTAATAGATTGGTAGATGAACTTGGTTATGATTTTGATGCCTGTAATGATATTGTAGATTTGGTAGAAGATTGGCTTCCAAAGTATCAATCTGCTGCTGGTTCACAGAATGTAGATACCGAACTACTTGTTGATGGATTTAATCATTGTCTCAATAAAATGAAGGAGAAACTACGATGAACGATGATATGCCGTGGGTTAATCTCACTCAAGAAGAAATAGAAGAACTCCGCAAACAAAAACACGAATTGACTGAATACGGCAAAGAGAAGTTGAAAGAACTTATGGAGAAAAGAAATGAAACTCTTTGATTATCGCAAAAAAGAAGACTATGGTGTAGAGCATATATTTACTCTTCTCAAAGGTAAAAGACGTTCATTTTTACAACTTAGTCTTGATTGGAGTGAATATCCTGGAAATCCTTATCTTCAAATTGGAATTGGAAACAATCGTGTGATTGATATTCTCTTCTGGTTCTGGAAGTTTGGATTTGCCTTTGAACTTCTTGGTATTACCTGGGGTAGTTGGGATGAGTAGATTTCAAGAAAACCCAGACGAAATTGTGTTGCAAGACATTCAAATGTTTCATCTGGAAAGTATGAATGAAAGAACTCTTTGGATTGGAGTTTATACTGAGGATGATAAAATCTACCACTTGAATATTTCTGCGGATGGTGATAAACTGAAATACTATTGGAGTAAGGAGACACCTTAAGAACTGGCACAAGACCTCACCACAGACCCTGTGGATGCCCTATAATACTCTCATACATAACAAACCAATGACCTACGACCAACTCTACGAGCACATCATTCATTATGTTTCTCAACCACTGGATGATAAACGTAAAGCATGTCTGATTCTTGGTGCTGTGATGGAGTTCAATCTTGATTGTCTTGATGAAGGTATAGACCCACGCACACTTGATATGACTGGTTTTGTGAATGGGAAACTTGATGAACTGGAGGGCAAATGAGGTTTCGTGATATTGAGTTCCGTTGGAGCAAAGTCAACAACAAGTATGAACTCGTCAAGTGGTATACTCACGACTCTGGTGATAGTTGTTATGTCGTTGCCTTCTTCAATAAAACCACAGAAGGTTATGATATGGAAACCATCGGGAATAGGTTCTTTGAGGACAAGGATGCTTGGGTTGTTGGTAAGTATGGTCTAGAGTTTCTAAATGAAATCTTTGAGATTGAAAGGATTGAAGAGGAACTGAAATGAATAAGGACGAATATTACGACTGGATTGCTGAAAATGACACTTATCCAGAACATTCTCATAAGTGGATAGTGGGTCTTTATACTCCTGATGGTGGTAGATTTGATATGCTACACAGATACTTTGGACCTTTTGAAACCAAAGAACAAGCACGGGTATTCGCAGCAGATTATAAGGACAAATACACAAAACCTGGATTTATTTCAAGAACCAAAATCTTTCCTTTGTGTGAGGTAGTAAAGGACACTTGACGAACTGGTACAGGGCATCTCCACAGGTGCCCTTTTTCCTTGTATAATGACTTCATAAGAAACAAACCGATGAAACCACTTAAACTCTTTCAATACGATAAAAAAGTTTGGGATAATGATGAAACTGACCGCACTTGGCAGTTCGGTGTCATCAATAATCGTTCATTACTTTGGGTGAATTATGAAAATCCCAGTAGTTTAGTTCATAGTAATGGTGGATTTCACATCATGCTCTCATTTCTTACTTCTTCTTCTCTTTTTGGAGTAGATTTTCAAGTTGGTAAGGTTGGTTTGAGTTTTAACTTTTTCACAGAATACTTTGATGGATGGAATGACTAAACTCTATAATCGTCCTATGCACTTCTTTGAAAAAATCCAAGTCGGGTGGTGGTGGATTGGGGAAATCTTTGATGAATGGTGCTATACTATGAGAAGTGAAGACGGAGAGTTCTTTAACTATCTTCAAAGTGATTATGTCCGTTATGAACAGGAGATGTATTATGACCACGAATAAAGAACGAGCAGAAGAACTTCTAAAAGTTATTTGTAAAAGTGAAGCACACAATACTGCTTGGATGCTTCAAGAAGTTCTTCAACAACTTCGTAAGCAACTATCAGGAACTAATAAGATTGATTTTACTGATGAACTGGATGTGATGTTTAATGCTGGATGGGATGAATGTCTCAAAGAGATTGATGCTATTTGTGATGAACTTTTAGAACTATGACTGACGCAGCATACAAAGTTTGGGAAGCATTCAAAGCAGAATTGATTGTTGAACCCACAGATGATATGAAGGAAGCACTGGCATCGGCAATCCGTGAGGTTGCTGACCAACTCTACTTTGACCCTGTTGTAGATTATCTAAATCGTCTTTCCTATAATGTGGAGGCACTATGACTGAAAGAGCAAAAAAGATTATGAGAGCATACGAAGCAGAGGATACTTACAACTTTCCAAAAGATGGAGTTGTTGCTGTTATTCGTGCTATTGTGAATGAACATCAATACTATCAGTGTTGTAGAGACCAGGATATAGAAGATATGGTAGTTGATGCTCGATTGCTTTATGAACTTGCTGATGAACTGGAGGCACTATGAAACTCTACAGATACAAGAAAGACGGACACCTTTATACTCTCTATGAGCAGTTGAGACCATTCTATAATCTTGTAGCAGTTCCTTATTTTCCCAATCAAGGTATTCTTGCTAAAAGTAAGAGGAGTATTTCTATGAATGATTTTATCGTTGTTGCTGAACGATGACTGACGAAGAATGGGAAACCGCACTCAAAAGTATGAATGAGGATTATGAAAACATCAAGAAAATTGCTGAGGAACTACGGATTTGTGCTTGTTCTTGGGAACCAAATGTAAGACTTCTTGGTAATGTGAATGCAAAAGATATTGAGCATCTTTGTAATTATGTGATTTACGAGGAACAGAGGACACTTGAAGAACTGGCACAGTAGGCATCCAGAGTGGTCTGTGATGCCTTATAATAGTAGGACAAACAAAGGAACTCCAATGACTGAACAAGAACTAATGGAACTCTGGGGAGATGGAACAGAGTTTGGGATGAGTACTCTTGGTGCTGGTGTAATGACTGGTGCTATGAACAACGCATTTCGTGAGGTTGCTACGAAGTTTGCTCAACGAGTTGCTGAAATTGAATATGAAAGAGGTTATACTGATGGTTGGGATAGAGAAAAATATTCTGGACTTGTAGGAGACCCACAATGACCCTTTCCGCAATCTACTATCATCACTCCCACCTTCTTCCTATTGTTGCTTATAGTTCAAGTAAAGAAAATTTTGTTAGAGTGTGTGAAACCAACCAAGTTGATTGGGCACATTTGATTCATAAGGAAACAGGAGAAATCCTACACACTTGGAGGAAAGAAAATGAATGATTGTTTGGGTGTTGTTGGTAAATGCACCGATTGTGAAAATCCTGTGTTAGAATACCTGTGTAATCAATCTCTTTTGGAAGTGCGACCAGAAAGTAAAAACTTTGACTATTGGTTTTCTTGTAGTAATATTCTATGTAAAAATCATAGTGGTGGAGGTTCTTATGGATATTATTATGATGATTGGGTGGATGTGAAATGAAATCCTTCAACATTAATACCAAGGAGTTGATTATTGATTATGACTGAACCACTATACCTAACCGATACTCATAAAATTCGTAATATAAGTGATACTGACTTTCAGTATTCTTTTCAATTTTGGATTGATGAAGGAACTCATCACGAACTTACTGGTAAATGGAGTGATTGGGAGTTTTTGAAGTTGTATGATACTCTTGATGAAGTAAAAACTATGATTGATGATGAAAACTCTTCGTGGTTTATAATTCATCAAATAAATGATAAATTTGTGTTTATTGACTTACGAAAAGGTGAGGTAAAGTAAAATGACTGAAATTGAAAAAACAGAAGGAGTTGATTATTGATTATGACTGAACCAACCGACGAACAAATTGATGAACTTTGGGATGAGATTGGAGGGTATTACAATCTTTATCCCGAAGTTAGAAATACTATTCGTGAAGCACTTCATCGTTGGGGAAATATTGGGGATGAGGAATGACTAAACTATCAGCAGCAGACCTTATGGTAATCCATAATACTCTTTATAAAAGTTTGAGTGTCGTTGGAAATAGCATTTGGACACAAGAAACCAGAGAAAGAGTTATGGATAAGGTGTCTATTATTATGGAACAAATGAACGCAGAAGTTGTCTGTGGTGATGTAGAACCTATTGTAGTGAGTGGAGATTTGGGAGGATGACTAACCCACTCATAGAAAAATATAATGAACTCTACAATCCAAAACCACCAGAACCTCCAAAACCAGTAGAGAAACCAAAACTATCAAAACTTAAATCTTATGACCTTGATGACTTGAAAGCATCTTTTCAACAAGTAGCAGAAAAAATCAAAAATGGTGAGGCACAGGTGGTAAGTATGAATATGGAAATGGGACATAAGTATATCAATACTACTGGTGCTAGAATTACCTTTGAGGTTTCTTTGGATGACTATTGAAGAACTCCAAAAGTTCTTGGATGATAATAACATCACACTTGAAGAGTATATGAGAGCAAATATGATTACTGATGAAGACAGGAAATATTTTGATAAGATATGGATGGATGCGATTTATAAGAACTTGGGTGAGGACACTTGATGAACTGGCACAGGGGATGCTCTGGGTGCCTCTGTGGGTGGTATGATACTCTCATACACAAAGGAACTCCAAATGCTTGATGCCTTTACTGATTATCCCATTCCATCTTATGGTGATATTGGGGGAGAAAAAGCACCTATTCGTAGAGCAAAAATCCTGACTTATGATAGAAATAAGTATTGTGATGTTCTTGTTTATCAGGTAGATGAGGATGGTGATTTGAGAGGAACTGTTGTGAATTTCAAGCAGTTTTATCTCTATAAAAATGAAGCACGACTTGATGATGGCATTCAATTTACATATGAAGAACTGAAAACTCTTCCTTGGACTGAAATAACTTATCCCAATTCTATTTGATATAATACTCTCATACACACAGAAACCTGATGACTGTTTCCACAACTGACCTTCTTGAACTTTTCACTTACGCAACTCAACTTGGTCTTTCTTATGATGTGAAGGAAGATACGGATGGTGATTACAAAATCAGGTTCTATGAACTTTATACCAATAACTTTGATGAAACAACCTTTATCACTAAAGAATGTGAAAGTAATTGGTATAATTCTGGTTGTTCTTTTGACTATCTAATGGATACTTTTGTGAGTATGTTGAAACAAAAAGAAGAAGAGAAACTCAAAGAACAAAAACGACAAGAACTGATTGCTCGTTTGACTGATGAAGAATTTCTAAAAGAAAAAGCAACAAAAGCAGCAAATGCTCTCCATATGCCTTTGGGTGACATTGAACCACTGAAACTACTACAACTCTATAAGTATTTGTATGTTCTTGTGGGTGGTGATGAAGAACTTATGATACACTGGTTGAATCAACATAATACACATCTTGGGTTCAATCCTGCAGCACACTTGACTGATGCCCGTATGGATGATACGATAAGGTATCTTCAGGGAATGGTAGAGCACTGATGAATTGGTTTGAGTATTATTTCGGACACTGCTTTCAAACTGGTTGGAGGGAGATGTGGAACAACTTCAAGATGTGGAGAGACCTTATTAGTGGAAACTATAAGGACTATGCTCTTCTAAAAACTGACGACCCATATGAAGAATGTTATAATTGGTTCTGGTGTTCTATCAATATGGATGAAACTTTACCAAAAGAGTTTCTTGAGTACCTTATGGAAATGTGCGATAGAATTGATAGAGGTGAAGAGAAACTGATTCCTATGGATGAAGATTTTGTTAATAATCTCAAAGACCTTGTGAAAGATGTGGAGTTAGATGACTGAATTTAATTTAGAAGAAAAAAAGATTATCTATAATGCTGTAAGATTATATCAAATGAATAAAGTTGGTTTAACATCTAAATCATATCAAGTTTGTGATGATATATTGAATAGGTTATTTGTTGAGGTCAAGGGACCAGATGCGAAAGTGTCCCCTGTACCCCCCAAAGCACCAGAGTAGGTGCTATGATACTTGTATCAATGACCTGATTGATGATTTACTCTAATCTTTCTAAAATCAAACCTAAACTTCGTACTCAAGGTAATGTAACTGGCAATTTTGGAAGAGCAAAAACAAAAGCAGGTTCTTCTATGCGTGATATTGGTGTCACAAATGTTAAAGTTGTGAATATCACAAAACAAGAAGACTATCTAAAGAGATTGTATGCTGCTTTTGAAAGTACAAACGACGAAAAACTAAAGAAGTTTATATATACTGAAATTAAAAAAATTATGATTCAACGAGGTGAATGGTAATGGAATCCAAAATCATCTATTCTTATGCTGAAATCGAAAAAGCATACAAGATTCTCAAAGAAGTTGTAGAACGTGAAAATAAACTTCACGAGATGGATATGACTATTATTGGAACTCATTTGGAAACTATTCAATATGAAATTCTTCCTGCACTGGAAGAGATTGTTTATTATGACCCCACTCCATAGTCGTGTGCCACTTGTTCTAGTGGCACAGTAAAAGAGCACAGACCATAAACTGTGGTATTCTTAAAGGGTGGTTGAGACAGAGACCACAATTCTTTTTCTTTATTAAAATGAACTCAACACTTGGATTTCCTCCTGCTGATGACCTTTATGGTAATCTACAGAAGATTGATTATGTGAAGTTTGGTGAAAGCATCATCTTTGTTGTTGCTACGATTTGTGCGATTGTTGTTGGTGTAGTTTCTTATTTTGCTACTGTTGCACAACTGTGGTGGTTGGATAATGGTGAAACTATTGTAAATAGTGTTAAGACAAACAGCAATCGTGTTGTTGATTTTGTTTTTTATACTTCTACCGACCAATGATTTCTGCTAAGTCTCTGAATAAAATTGCTGCTGCACTTGCACCAGAAGTTGTAGAATATATCTACAACGATGAACGATGGATTGGGTTTCTTATTCAAATGATTTCTGATGCAGTAGTAGATAAAATGGGACAACTTGATTACGATTTGCACGGTAATTTGTGCTATGCCATTTCAGAAAACATTGGTCTTTCTGGTGGGGACACTTGCCGAACTGTCTATTGACGGTTGCAAGTGCCCCTTTTTTGTGCTATGATTACGGAGTAAATCAATCAAACGATGAACCAGATTTCAACTTACAATTTCACTGGTGATGGGACTACTATTGCTGGTTTGGGTGGTCTTATTTTTACTTTTGTTATTCTTATTACTGTTTTTCGTAGTTATTTCAATTCTCCTTTCAACAAATGAATTACTCAAAGTCTATTCAAGATTACGAAAAAGAACTCAAAGAAGCAAAGAAGAAGTATGATAAACTTCTCAAGCAAATGAAGAAAGCAAGGTCTTCATTTCAATACGAAAATCTTGCTGATGAAGCAGAAGTTCTGTATGAAGATATTGCTGAACTTCAAATGATTATCACTGATTTGCGAAAGCAAAAGAAACTTGCTGAAATTGATGCTGTTTGATGACTGACCTTTACAAAGAAATCTTGGAGTTTAACAAAATGTCTCTCAATCGTGAAAAACTCATTGAAGATTATGCACAACAAATAATGGATTCAATGGATATGAAGACAATGGAGTGTTTTGTTTATGATACTCTTGTTTCCAATCTCAATGAGTATAATGATGAAGAACTCATCACAGAAGTAAAAGAATACAATCCAGAATTGCTGGAGGACGTTGAGACCTTGTGACACTTTTTTAGGTGGCACACAACACTTTCCAAACGGTCCTGACCATGCTATGATGTATTCATCAAGTCAAGGAGGTTATGATGATTGACACTTGCGTTCTTCACGATGATTACGAGGACTTTGCTAAAAAGTTTCTCGGTGTTGATTATGAAGACTACATTAGTCTTCAACTTGGTCTTCCTGACGAAGATGAAATTGAAATTGAATATCCTTTGGGTGTTTAATTTCTTTTTTGGAAGTGTGGCAGAGTGGTTTAATGCAGGAGATTGCTAATCTCCCGATGTTCTTTAGGGCATCCGTTGGTTCAAATCCAACCACTTCCGCCTCGGGTTATTAACTCAGTGGTAGAGTATTCGGCTTTTAACCGA